GCAGCGGGCGCGTCGTGTCGAGCTCCCAGCCCTCGACGACCGGGATGAACCCTGAGAAGCCGCAGATGGCGAACGGTCGCGGTCGGCCGGCGCCGAGCCCGAGCGCCAGCGACATGACGCAGCCCTGCGACCGGTCATCCCCCCGCAGAGGTCGTGAACGCCGGCGCCTCGAGCGCTGAGGCCGTGTCCCCGATCTGGAGGTTCGATCATTCGTGTTGTCGCGATCATCGCGGCGAGCTGCGCCTGCCTGGTGCTGCTCGCCCCAAGCGCTCGTTCAGGAACCTTCCCGCCGGCGCGCGCGTACGCGCACACGCTGGCGCTCGCCACCTGGCACTCCGAAGCGCAATGGCAGGACTTGGATGCCGTCGTGGTCCCGGAGTCGCATTGGGATCCGTGCGCGTACAACCCGGTGAGCCGGGACTGCGCGTACGCCGGGTCGGCGTCGTGCGGCATCCCGCAGGCGCAGCCATGTCCCGCCGCGTGGCGCGGCCGTCTCGGCGCGACGTGGCGTGCTCAGGTGCGCTGGCTGATCGCGTACGTGCTCAGGCGCTACAAGCTCCCGTCGGTCGCGCTCGCGCACGAGCGCGCATACGGCTGGTACTGACCGGTGGTCGCGCGTGATGCTCACTCCGCTCGGTTGGAACGCATCGCCGCGTTCATGGGGTGAGGCTGTCTGGACGGCGCGAGACCTCGCGCACGACGCCGCGACATGGGCGCAAGACACCATCGAGTACCGCCTCGACCTCTGCAACCAGCTCGCGGCCGTTCGCCGGGTGCTCAACGAGGCGACGGCCGCGTGAGCTCGGTTGCGATCGAGGACGGCCGCGCCGTCGTCACATTCGACAGCTTCAACCTCGAAGCATACGAGCTCTTTCTGCGCGCGAAGAAGCTGCCCGAGCGGAAGCTCACCTACGACCACGTCACGGACGCGTACACGTTGACGACCCCGGCGAGGTACGCGGGGATGCTGGACGAGCGGCTTGCGCCGCGCCGGTCAGGGGCGCTGCCGCTCGCCGAGCATCTCTTCGACTACCAGGAGTGGATCGTCCAGATGGCGATCGACGCGCGCCGGTTCGCCGTCTGGGCCGACACCGGATTGGGGAAGACGGCGATGCTGCTGGAGTGGCTGCGCCAGGTGCGCGAGCGCACCGGCGGCAAGGGCCTTGTCTTCTCTCCGACTCGTGAGCTGATCGCGCAGACGTGCGCGGAGTGGGATCGCTTCTACCCGGACGAGACGGGCGCGCTGCGGTGGCTGACATCGCGTGAGGCGCTGATCGATTGGCTCGCCGACGGCGAAGGGCGCGGGTTGGCGATCGCGACGTATGCGCTGCTCAAGCCGGGGCAGATCTCGGAGCTTCGGAACGTCGCCGGGATCGTCGCTGACGAGTCGTCGATCTTGAAGAGCGGCGGCGGCACGATCAAGTGGAACCTGATCCACTCGGCGAAGGGCATCGAGTACAAGCTGAGCTGCACCGCGACGCCGGCGCCGAACGACACGATGGAGTACGCGTCGCAGGCGGCGTTCCTTGAGAAGCTCCGCACGGAGGGCGACATCCTCTGGACGTTCTTCACGCGCGACCAGGCGGGCGTCTGGTCGGTGAAGCCGCATGCGCGCGCGGCCTTCTACGAATTCATGTCGTCGTGGTCGATCTATCTCCGCGACCCGGCCGCCTACGGCTTCGCGGACATCCTGTCGACGCTGCCGCCGCCGGAGATCCACGAGCACCGCATCGAGATCACCGAGCCGCAGAAGGGCCGGATGCAGGAGATCCTTGCGGCGTCGGGCCGCGGGCTTCTGGACGATCGTCTTGGTCTCCGTGAGCGCGCGAAGCTGTCGCAGCTCGCGAAGGGCTTCGAGTACGTCGACGGGACCGCCGAGCCGATCGAGTCACGGAAGCCATCGATCACGTGCGATCTCGTTCGGCAGGAGGTCGCCGCTGGCCGGCCGACGATCGTCTGGACGGTCTTCGACGAAGAGTCCGAGATCCTCGTTGACCTCCTCCGTGACGGTGGCGAGCTTCGCAAGGTGGCTGCACTCCACGGCTCGATGTCCGAGGACGCGCGCGCCGACGCGCTCGCAGCGTTCCGCGACGGCCGCGCCGAAGTGCTCGTCTCGAAGGCCGCGCTCATCGGCTACGGGCTGAATCTGCAGCACGCGAAGGCGATGGTGTTCTCCGGCTTCGACGACAGCTTCGAGCGCCTCTATCAGGCGATCAGGCGTGCGTACCGGTTCGGCCAGACCGACACCGTCCACGTGCATGTGCCGGTGGTGCCCGAGCTCGAGGGCCTGATGCTCGACAACCTCAAGCGGAAGCAGGAGCAGTTCGACGCCGACGTCGCTGCCCAAGAGGCGAACTACCTCGCCGCGCTCCGCGACCAGCTACCCACGATCAAGGAGGCGGCATGAAGCCGATCAAGACTGCGCTGTCGAACTACAACTTCGGGCCGCCGCCGAACGCCGACGAGCTCGGCGTGCCGATCGGCGACCTGCCATGCCAGTTCCCGGTGAACGAGAACGGCTTCAACCAGGTCGTCTCGGTCTGGGAGCCGTCGGCTGAGGAGCGCGCCGCGATCGCCGCCGGTCACAACATCCGCCTTGGAGTCGGCTGGCTCGGCCAGTTCCCGCCGGTCTCGCTGGGCGTCACCCATGAGGGGGCGATCTAGGTGCCGAGGTTCACGAAGCTCGTCGAGCACGAGATGCTGATCGGCGACAAGGACTTCCCGGTCTTCGACAACGACCAGCAGGTGTTCGACGGGACGGGCCAGCCGAAGATGAAGGCTGGGAAGACGCTCTCGTTCCGTGACCCGATCACGGGCGATGTGACGCTGGTCGACCTGCCGCCCGAAGCCGTCACGGAAGTCGTGAAGGCGTTGGTTGGCGGCATCGTGATCGCCGACAGCTCCGACCTCGCCGCGGTGAAGCACTGATGAGCGAGTTCGCGATCCACAACTGCGATTGCGTCACCGGGTTTTCTGAGCACCTCGAGCCGGAGTCCGTCGACCTGACGGTGACGTCGATCCCGTTCGGGTCGCTGTTCATGTACTCGGGGAAGAACGAGGACATCGGCAACAACCAGGACGGCGTCGACTTCGTGCAGTCGATGTTCGGGCTGCACCTCCGGTTCTGCGCCGAGCAGCTCTTCCGCGTCCACCGCGCTGGCACGAACGTCTGCATCCACATTCAGCAGCTCGTCACGTACCGGATCCAGCACGGCTACATGGGCCGTCGCGACTTCCGCGGCGCAACGATCGACATCTTCGAGCAAGCGGGGTTCGAGTGGAAGGGCGAGGTCTCGATCCCGAAGAACCCGCAGGTCATCGCGCGCCGGCAGAAGCTCCACAGCCTGCTGTTCAAGACGGCGAAGGAGAACGCCCGGGATCTTGCTCCGGCGGTCAACGACTTCCTGCTGATCTTCCAGCGGCCCGGCAAGGCAGAGCCGCCCGTGCGCGCGATGCAGTACGACGGCAACCCGGACGGCTGGATCACCGGCCGCGACTGGATCCGTTGGGCGCGCGGCACGTGGGACGACATCCGCGAGGTCGACGTTCTCGAAGGCTGGCAGGGCGCACGCGAGCAGGACGATGAGAAGCACGTCTGTCCGCTGCAGCTCGAAGTGATCCGCCGCTGCGTGATGCTCTACTCGAATCCCGGCGAGCTCGTGCTCGACCCGTTCATGGGCATCGGGTCGACGGCCTTCACCGCGCTCGGTGGCCGTAGCCCGCACACCCGACTGGCGGTCGGCGCGCCGCGCCGCGTCGTCGGCTTCGAGTTGAAGGAGAGCTACCACCGGCAGGCGGTACGCAACGCGGCTCTCGCGCTCGACGGTCCGTCGACGGATCAGCTCGGCATCGAGGGCATGGCGGCATGAGCACCCGCATCCCGAGCAGCGGCGTCCTCGTCACGCACCACGCGATCGAGCGCGCCCATCAGCGCTATGGCCTCGTGAATATCGATGTCCGCGTGATTCATTCCGACGTGTGCGACGCGCTCCGCGCACGCCGCACCTCGAGATGCCATCCGTTCATCGCGAGCTATGGGGCCGAGGAGAACTGCTTCTTCGTCTGGACGGAGGGAATGAAGCGCGTCTACGTCGTGCGGGGGATCCGCCGTGCGTATCGCCGCGGCTACCTCAAGGTCGTGACCTCGCTTCCCGGCTACCGCAGCGACGACGAGCTGAGGGAGGAGGCGGCGTGAGGGTCTATGTGTCTGGCCCGATGACGGGGCATGAGGAGTTGAACTTTCCGGCGTTCAAGGCGACGACGGCGACGCTGCGCGCGGCCGGCTTCGATGTGGTGTGTCCGTCTGAGTTGTCGCTGACTGTGCCGGACGGTTCGCCGTGGGTCGAGTACATGAAGGTCGACCTGGCGGCGCTGCTCGGCTGCGACTGCGTCGTGATTCTGGATCACGCGATCAGGTCGAAGGGCGCCCGGCTGGAGTGTCATCTCGCATTGGAGTTGGGGTTGCCGCTGTACACGCTTGCCGAGCTGCTCGCGAGCACCGAGAGGAGCGCAGCATGATCGCTCTCCGGCGCGAACCGGTGGTGTGTGCGTTGGACGCGGTGCGGGTGCTCGAGCTGCCGAAGTTCGCTCGGACGTCCGCGGCGACGTACTGGCATATCCCGCGGTCGGCTGAGCGCCACGACGGTCGTCTCTCGGTTCGTTGCTGGTGCGGTGTCTCGTTCCACGGGCAGAAGCCGATCTTGCTGACGGACGTCGAGCCGGCCGAGAACGTCTGCGGCACGTGCTCGGGTCGTTGGGAGGGCGTGCAGGGCGCTGGGCCGTTGATCTTCACGCCGCGCGATGACTTCGCGATCCCGACGTGGTGCCCGTCGACCGACTGCGACGATCGCGGCGACTGCGTTGCGTGCGGCCATAGCGTCAGGGTGTCTTGGTTCGGCGGTGTCGGCCGGCATCGGCCTGGCGAGTTCTTCGCTGAGCTCTGCCGTCCGTGCCCGGATCACGGTTGGCGCAACGCGGGGACGCGGAACGGTCGCGTCGTCTGCTGGGCGCACGTCGGCTACGGCTGGGGCTACTGCGACTTCGACTGCGGCCCGAGGAGCGCGGCGTGAGCGCGCACGGGCTCGTGTTGGAGTTCATGGAGTCGCTTCCGCCTGGTGGCTTGCAGGAGCTTGGTTGGACGATGAGCGGCTCGGGGCTTGCGCTTCCGCCTGGCGTCGAGCCTGAGCCGAGGTATCCGGAGCAGCCGCATGGCGTCGATCTGTTCGCTGGCGCTGGGGGCTTCTCGCTCGGGTTCGAGCAGGCCGGATGGCATGTGTGCTCGGCCGCGGAGTCGGACTATCACGCGGCTTGCACCTACATGACGAACCTCGGCACCGACGAGACGATCGTTCACTTCTTGCCGTCGTTCGAGGATGCCGGAAAGAAGACGATGCAGCTCTGTGAAAAGCATGAGGGAGAGTCGATCCCGGTCGGCGAGCTCGGCTGGCGCATGGACGGCGTCAGCTACGCCGAGACACACGAGATCGTCGGATGCGAGCATTTCTACTTCGGCGACGTCCGCCATCTCACCGGAGAGCGCATCTACACCGATCTCGGGCTTGAGCGCGGCGACCTGGACTGCGTATTCGGCGGGCCGCCGTGTCAGGGCTTCTCGATCGCTGGTCACCGAAACGTTGTCGACCCACGCAACTCGCTCGTCTTCGAATTCGCTCGGATCGTCTGTGAGGTGCAGCCGAAAGCGTTCGTGATGGAAAACGTGCCGGGGATCCTCTCGATGACGACGCCGGAGGGGATCCCGGTGCTCGACGCGCTCTCCCGGATCATGGAGGACGGCGGCATGGGCACCTATGACGCGCTGCGGACGGTGCTCGCGGGCAGCGAAGACGTTCGCGGCGCGGTGCGCGGCCAGGGGAAGAACCGCAAACCTAGGCGCGGCGTCGACCCGATCGACGAGGACATCGATGAGGACGTGCTCGACGAGCAGCTAGCGCTCGAGGTGGCTCAGTCGTGACGAGGAGGCCAGCTACCACCGGGCATGCCGTGAGCCTACAGCGGCGCGACGCGGGCGTGTCCGAGGCCGGTTGGTGTGCGCGCGGGTGTCAGCTCGACGACGCGGTACCTGGTGCCGCTGTCTCGGAGTTCGCCGCCGAGCTCGAGCGGAGCGTCGTACCAGCGGAGCGCGGATCCTCCGTCGTCGAACTTGACGATGTAGCGGCTTTGGCCGTCCCGGAACGCGTTCACGAGCTGGAGGCTATCCGTGGCTGATGGTTCGACGACGACGTACGGCGGATGGGACTGCTGCATCTGCGAGCTGCCGATCGTGAAGAGCCGCGATGGCGCTCATCGGTTCGAGATGAACGACGTCACGGGCGTGGCTCGCTCGTGGCATGTGGCCTGCGAGAGAAAGGAGCCAGTGGATGATGCCTGAACGGTTCGAGGTCGATCCGGACGCCCGCAAGGTCTCGATGGAGTTCGAGCGCGGGCGGCGTGAGGCTGGGGTGGCCGGGATCGCGCTCGACTTCTCAACGCATTGGTGTCCGCGTCACCTGGCGCCTTACCGGGCGACGTGGCCGAGGGGCGCCGCGGTGGCGATGGTGCGCCTCTTCGAGTCGTTCACCGCGGATCCGCGCGTTGAGGAGATGACAGGCGGCGACGTGATGCGGCTCGCGGCGGTCGTGCTTGAGTGCTCGCCGCTCTGCTGCTTCGTGACGCCCAAGGATCTCGATGCGATCTACGCGGAGACGGGGGTACGGCGTCGTGGCTGATCCGTTCGCGGAGTTTTCGTATCGGGAGCAGCGCGCCCAGATGCTGCTGGGGCTGCGATTGCCGCCGACGGTCAGGTTGTTCACGCCGCATGTCGAGCTCGGCGAGCTGGAGCGGTTCTTCGATTGCCACGGCCCGTGCCGGATGCGGGTCGCTGTCGGGCCGTACTGGCGGCACATCGATCCGAAGACGTTCGTTTGTGGCGGCTGTTTGACCGCTGCGGGCGAGGTTGAGACGGGCGACCTGGAAGCATCCCTCGTGTCTACGGGACGCGACGGGACGCTAATCGACGGCTTGGCAGACCAGCCGGTGCGGAGGACGGTTTGAGCGTCCACGTGAGCTCGTGGGCGTGGAAGCAGGAGATCGGCGACGACGGGGCCAAGCTCGTGCTGTTGAAGCTCGCCGACTCGGCGAACGACTACGGCGTCTCGTTCCCCGGCAAGGACAAGCTCCTCATCGAATGCGAGGTTGGCCACGACGACACGTTGAGGCGCCGGCTGCGCAAGCTGCGCGAGCTCGAGCTGATCCTGCCGGTGCCGTGGTTCTTCAGCGCGGACAGCCGGCAGACGTCGTCGACGTACATCCTTCCGTTCAACGGTGTCCCCTCCGCAGAGCGGCTCTGGCAGCTCATCGAGCAGGCCCCCAGGAAGGGCGTTCCGGGCATCACTCGTGAGGAGCTTCTCGCGGCTGAGGCGGTCGGAACGTTCGTTCGTGGAGGGGGTGCAACGCTGCACCCCCTCGTTACGGGATGGGGTGACGCTGACGCACCCCCAGGGGGTGCGCAGGAGCACCCCCCTATAGAGGAACCGTTTGTAGGAACGGGAGAACTTCGTTCTCCCTTGCCGGCTGACGCCGACGAGGGGAAGTGGACCCGTCTGGATCTGATGGCCGCGTTCGCTGAGGCGCGCGGCGTCGACATGGCGAAGCTCACGAGGAAGGAGCGTCGGCAGTGGGAGCTCGCTGCCGACGACCTCGTCGACGTTGACGCGTCCCCGGCCGACGTCGCTGCGTGCTGGGCGGCGTGGCCGTGGCCGAACGCTGTGGTGACGCCGCTCGGGATCGTCGGGCATTGGTCGCTGCTCAGCGCGAATGTCGAGCTCGCGAAGTCGTCGGGCTTCGACGGCTGGCTCGAGCAGGCCCCGTCGCGGTTCAGCCGGGAGATGGCCCACGAGATCGTCGACGACGCCCACTTCGACGACCCGGCTGAGGCCACTCGCCGTCACCGCCTGGTGGACGAGCTCTACGACCGCATCGAACACGAGAGGAGCGACGCAGCATGAACCAGAGCGAAGCGCTGGAGGCAATCGCCGGACTCGTCTTGGCTTGCGAGGTCGCATTCGCAGGCCCGGAGATGGCCGACTTCGACGACGCCGACGACATCTCGGAGCCGCCGACCGGGATCACGTTCGGGATGATCCGTCGCGCTCGGGAGGCGCTGACGCCGACGATGACGATGATCGAGCCTGGCGACGACACGGTGTCGGGCATCGAGCTGATCGCGTTTGAACGGATGCGTCAGCTCGACCAGGAGGGCTGGACGGCTGAGCACGACGACACGCACATGGAGGGCGAGCTCGCTCTCGCTGCTGTCACGTATGCGATGCCGCCCGCGCGACGTGACGGCGAGGTCTGGATCAACACCGCGGGCGACGACGATCTGAGACTCGGTAGGCGCCCGTTCTCGGCGGTGACGTGGCCGTGGAAGGACTCGTGGTGGAAGCCGACGCCGCAGGATCGGATCCGCGAGCTGGCGAAAGCCGGCGCGCTGGTCGCCGCGGAGATCGACCGTGTCCAGAGGGCCGAAGCGTGATCGCGCTGACGACGCAACGCCGCGCGGCGATTGTCGCTCTGCTCGGGCTGATGCTTGAGGAGCTTCCCGAGCCGACTCGGCGGGAGCATTCCGCGTCGGGGTTCGTTGACAAGCCCCGTCCGAGAACGTGCCCGGACTGTCTCGCGAACGGAGGACCGACTCCGGGATGCGAGACGTGCGGCGGCTACATGGAGGTTCGCCCTTCGCGGCTCGGCGCGATCGCGCTGACCGACGCGCTTCCGGATGATGGCGAGGCACGCGACCCGTACAAGAAGAAGCCGGGCAAGGACGCGCCGGTCGTGCAGTACGGCGCGTACAACGAGCATCGCGATCATCAGGTCGCGCTCGACTCAGCGATCGCGCGCGCTGGCGCGGGGCTGGGGCGGTTCGGTGTCGATCGGCCGTTGAACGCCGACGACGATGTCGAGAAGACGAAGCCGTACGTCTGGGAGCGTGAGCGCAAGGCGCTGTATCGCCGCTACGACATCCGTGCCCTGCTGGGCGCGCTCGACGAGCTGCGGATCATCGACAACGGCGGCTATTCGCTCGTCTGCTCCGTCTACGTGTACGGGTCGACGTACGAGCCGTCCACGTCGATCGAGGCGAGGATCGAGAACGCGCTCTTCCTCCTCGGCGAGTTGCTTCCTGATCCGTTGCGGGCGCCCGGGTTCGATCACCATGCCGCGATAAGGCGCCAACGGAGACGCGCAGCCTGACCGTGGGCGTCTTCAAGTGTCCAGAGTGCTCGATGATCACGAAGGTGCCTCGGAAGAGTCGTGGCCGTACGCGTGAGCGCGGGCACCTGAAGACGATGTGGTGCTGGAACTGCAAGACGATGCGTCCTTTCAAGATGGTCGCGCGGGAGCGATGATCGGCATCTCTCCTCCATCCCTTGACATACCGCAAATAGACAAATAGACTTGCGGTACAGCAAGCAACCAAGGAGAGACGTTGTCCAAGAAGGACGCAGACCAGCTAGTGAAAGACCTTCGCACGCTCTTCGCCGCCTCCGGCAGCGACCTGACTATTGAGAAGCGCAAGGACGGCCACTGGCACGTCGTCAAGCCGAACGGGCAAAGCCTGATCGCGTTCGCGGGCACACCGAGCGACCACCGCTTCCGCCCGAACGTGATCTACCGGCTCCGGCAACGCGGAATCGTCCCGAAAGACTGGAGGTAGAGAAGATGGCTCGCACCATTGCCCAGAAGATCGAGACGAGCCGCGCTAACGCCCGGATCGCGCTCGACGCTTATCGCGCGACGGGCGATCAGGATCCTGATGACCTGACGTTGCTCGGCGATCTCATTGCTGACCTGATGCACCTCGCGGATGAGTTCGGCGCGACAGAGCCGTTCGGCGACGGCTTGGACTTCACAGATCCGACGCGCGAGTGGGCAGGCAGCTACGTCCAGCGCCTCGCCGCCGAGCACTACGACCACGAGCGGAACCCCGATCACGCCGACGAGGAGGTCTAGGATGGCGGTCATGGAGGCCCACGCAATCGATGTCTTTACGGTTCGCCTCTCCGCTCCGGTGCGGGTCGAGGGCGATGCAGCCGGCGATCTGATGGACGCGGTTCTCTCGGCGCTCGAGCGGGATCCGCGCGCGCACGCGCCTGTCTGCGGGTACGACTACGCGACTGGCGAGCTCGACGCGATCTTCCAGGTGCAGGACGACGCGGGCGTCGGGCTTGACCAGGAACTCGCCGCCTCGGGGGCTGCGCGGATCTTCGATGCGGCCCTGATCTCCGCCGGGATCGCGGTGCTGGGCACGATGAAGCTGGCGATCGTCGAGGGCGACGACCCCGACCTGCTCACGGAGCACCTTGCCGTGAGCGCCGAGAACTGGACGCACGGCCCGTCGACTGGTTGGACGGACGAGCAGGCCGCGAACGCGGCGACCTACGGTGTGTGCATGGTCTGCGGCGCACCGCGGGAATCCAAGCTCAACGGCCGCCCGATGATCGACGAGGACGTATCGCTTGAGATCGTCTGCCCGAACGGACACGCGCAATGATCTGGCCAGCCGGAAGCGAGATCCTCTGCGCGCGCTGCAGGTCGCTTCTCTACATCACGGCACGCGAACTCATGCGAGGCGATCCGCTGACCGCCCAGGCGTTCAGAACCCCGGATGGGTCGGCCACGGTCGTAGGCCAGGTCATCGAGTGCCCGATCCACGGCAAGCTGCGCTTCGCCGAGTGTCTGATCGTCTCGCCCGACGGCGACGAGGCTCCTGTCCAACGCGAGCCTGTGCGGTGAGCCCGAGCGTCGAGTTCAACGACCTGGTGACGCAGGCGGACATCGGACGCCGGCTCGGCCTCACCCGCCAGCGGATCGGCCAGCTAATCGAGGAGGATCCCCGTTTCCCGGAACCCGTAGGGGAGCTAGGGAACTACCGCATCTGGGAGTGGCCACACGTTCAACGATGGGCGGCCAACGCCGGCTACGACGTGTCCGTCCGACCGCATCCCTAGCCTCACGGTTGCCACCCGTCCGCGGGTGAGGCCCGTATGAACCCGGCGATGGGCTCCGGCTGCTATAGCCGCCGCATGCTCTGAAACGAGCAGGCGGCTTTTCTTTTTGAGGGGCCGCCTTGGTTTCGACGGCGAGGAAACGACAGAAGCGCTCCAGCGGGTTGCGCCCTACCGCACTGGCCCAGCCGGGCACACCACGAAATGCGAACTCATTCGAGCACGCATCCGTGTCGACCTCGCTCTCTCGCGAGTTCGACCTCGCCGCAGCGGCCTAAGTCGAGCATCACTTGCCGCGACGCCCGGGACAGACCGGGTGACTCGAGCCGGGAATAGACGGCGCTCTGGTGGAGGTGGCACATGCCATCCCGGAAGCTGGTAGACGGCGCTGCTGTACGTCCTGGTCGGACGCGGGTTCGATTCCCGCCGGCTCCATGCCCATGAGCAACGCGAACAACGAGCCGGACTACGGCCGCGACCACAGACGCAAGCGCGCACGCGAGGCGCGTCGCGTAGCCACCGGCACAGTTAGGTGCGCGCGCGGTGCGCAATGCAAGTACGCCGTCGATGGCATCGCTGGCCTCATCGCCGCCGACGCCGAATGGGATCTTGGCCATGTGGACGGCGACCCGACGCGGTACGCAGGTCCGGAGCATGCGGAGTGCAACCGCGCGACGAGCTCTCATCGGCCGCCGCGCAAGCGACCAACCGAGGCGCACCCTGGTCTGACCCCTGGGGGATGACCCCCTCGACCCATTGAGCCGGCGACCGCTGGCATAGCAGGAGAGATCGTGTACGGGTTGTTGACCTTGTCAAAACGGGGTGAGGGAGGGCCGCGCGTGCTCACACTCGACACTCTCCCTGAACGGATTAGCGCGAAGATCGGCGAGCCTGACGGGGCCGAATGCTGGCCGTGGCTCGCGAGCCTCCGCGACGGCTATGGCCAGATCCGAGTAGGTGCGTCGGTGCGTGGCGCGCACCTCGTGATCTACGAGCTGCTTGGTCGGACAGGTTCCGAACGGCCTCGACCTCGATCACCTCTGCCGCAATCGGGCCTGCGTCAACCCGGCGCACCTTGAGCCCGTAACGCGTCAAGTGAACCTGCTGCGAAGCGAGGTCACGGTGGCCTCGATCAACTCTCGGAAAAAGCGATGCCACCGCGGGCATCAGCTCGTGCGCGTGGCAAGCGGCTACCGCTAACTGCCCCACTTGTCGCCGTGATCGACGCACTGAACGTCAGGCCGAGGCGGCCTGACGGAACCCGAACCCAGGAGGTTCGAGTCAAAATGGCAACGCCGAAGTCAGGCACGTCCAAGAAGTCTGCGGCAACCACTCGCCGCGGCCCAGCTGGCACGCGAGGGCCTGTGCCCAAGCGGTCGACCGAGCGCCGCCGCCGAAACGCCGACTCAAAGGTGGAGACGGTTACCGTCGAGATCGCGAAGACAGTGGAGATCCCCGCGCCCGAATCGACGTGGCATCCGATCGCGCGTGACTGGTACCTCTCGCTCGGTCAGTCGGGGCAGTCGCAGTTTTACGAGCCGTCGGATTGGCAGTACGCCCGCTACATCGCCGAGGCGATGAGCCGCAACCTGAAGCAGCGTCAGAAGTTCTCGGCGATGCTCCTCTCGGCTGTGCAGTCGGGTATGACCGACCTGCTCACGACCGAGGCCGATCGACGCCGCGTGCGGCTCGAGCTTGAGCGCGGCGGGACGCCCGACACCAAGCCTGCCGGCGTGACGGCGATCGCGGACTACCGCGACCGGCTCGCGTCGGGTGGCAAGAGTGGCTAGGAAGGCGGCTGAGGCGCAGCTCGAGTTCGAGCCCGTCGCGATCGGGCCGACCTGGCAGCGTGACTCAAAGACCGGCGCATGGCTCCTTCCGGAGCGGACGCTCGGCTGGGAAGTCCTCGGGTGGACATCCGAGTATCTGAGGCAGCCGGACGGCCCCGCTGCTGGTGAGCCGTGGCGCTACACCGACGAGCAGGCTCGGTTCATTCTCTGGTGGTTTGCCATCGATGAGCACGGCCGCTGGGTCTATCGCTCCGGGATGCTCCGGCGGGTCAAGGGCTGGGGGAAGGATCCGGTCGGCGCGACGCTGATGGCCACCGAGTTCGTCGGCCCTTGCCGCTTCGCGGGCTGGGACGCGAACGGCGAGCCCGTCGCGATGCCACACCCGGCGGCGTGGGTGTTAACAACGGCCGTCGCGAAGGATCAGACGCGCAACACGATGACCCTGTTTCCCGCGCTCTTCTCGGACGCGGCGCTCAACGAATACTCGATCGATCTCGGCAAGGAGCTCCTCTACGCGCACCACGGCAAGTGCCGGCTCGAAGCGGTCACCTCGAGTCCGCGCGCACTGGAAGGGCCGCGCTCAACGTTCACGCTCAAGAACGAGACGCAGCATTGGCTCGCCAACAACGAGGGCCACGACATGGCCGAGGTGATCGAGCGCAACGCGACGAAGTCACGCGACGGCGCCGCGCGCGTGCTCGCGATCTCGAACGCGCATGAACCTGGCGAGGATTCTGATGCCGAGCACGACTACGAAGCGTGGCAGGCGATCGATCAAGGCAAGTCGCGCGCGACCGGGTTCCTCTACGACTCGCTTGAAGCGCCGCCGGACATCGACATCGCCGACGAGCTGCAGCTCCGCGCCGGCCTCATAGCGGCGCGCGGCGACTCGAACTGGCTCGACATCGAGCGTCACGTCGCGACGATCTACGACCCGCGGAATAGCGTCTCGTCCTCCCGCCGCTTCTACCTCAATCAGATGGTCGCGGCTGAGGACGCATGGATCGAGCCGTTCGAGTGGGATCGCCGCTCGATCGAGATCGCGATCGAGAACGGCGAGGAGATCGAGCCCGTCGAGTTCGGCCAGGCGATCGCGCTCGGCGGTGACTGGTCACTGACCGACGATCACTCCGCGCTCATGGGTTGCCGAATATCGGACGGCTTCGTCTTCACGGTCGGCGTCTGGGATCCAGCGCTATTCGGTGACGAAGCACCGCGCGAGCTAATCGACGACGTCGTCCAATCGACGTTCGAGTGCTTCCAGGTCGTTGCGTACTTCTCCGACCTGCACCCGTTCGAGTCATACGTCGACAAGTGGGCGCAGCTCTACCGGCAACGCCTGCTCGTGAAGGCGTCGGAGAAGCACGCGGTCGCGTGGGACATGCGCGGGCGGACGAAGGACACGACTGTCGAGATCGAACGCCTGCACACCGACATCGTCGAGAAGGCGTTTTGGCATGACGGCAACGCCGTCGTCGGCCAGCACTTTCACAACGCGCGCCGCCGGCCGAACAACTTCGGTACCACGGTCGGCAAGGAGAGCCGTGAGTCGCCGCGCAAGATCGACTCGGTCCCGGCCGTGATGCTCGCTCGTACAGCCCGGCGTCTCGCGCTCCCGAAGATGAAGCGCAAGAAGACCGGCAAGTTCATGGCCGTCTAGGAGGCTTCTGAGTGCTGACACCCGGACAAGCAGTCGAGCAGGTCGAGATCCTCCGCGGCTATCACCTTTCGGAGCGCTCGCAGCTCAACGTCGTCCGCCGTTACTGGCAGGGCGTCCAGAACCTCCCGGTTCTCGTGCCGCAGGACGCGCCGCGCGAGATGAAGACGCTCGCGCGAATCTCGCGCGTGAACATCTGCAAGATCGTCGTCGATTCTCTCGCTCAGTCGCTCTTCGTTGACGGGTTCCGCACTGGCGCGGAAGACGACGGCTCCGACTCGACGCTCTGGAAGACTTGGCAGGCGAACAAGCTCGACGCCCGCCAGACGGCGATTCATCGAGCGGCGCATGCCTACGGCGCCTCGTACGCCGTTGTGCTTCCTGGTGATCCATATCCGGTCATCCGCGGCGTCTCGCCTCGCAAGATGACCGCGGTCTACACCGACGATGATCCGAACTGGCCGATGTGGGCGCTCGAGCGGTGCGGCGGCGGCCTTTGGCGGCTCTACGACCAGGAGGCCTGTTACTACGTCGGCAAGCCGAATGGCGTCAGGTCGACCTCGGACGCCCTGACCTTCATCAACGCCGAGATCCACGATGCCGGCGTGACGCCGGTCGTGCGGTACCTCGACGAAGAGGATCTCGACAGCGACGACGATGTCGAGCTCGACCAGACGATTTTCTGGCGTGACATGCGCGTGCCGCTCCGGGGTCAGATCTCGCCGCTGATGACGCTGCAGGATCAGATCGATGTCACCACGTTCGGCCTGTTGGTCGCGCAGTGGTGGGGCGCATTCCGTCAGCGTTACGTGATCGGTTGGACGGCGCCGAGCGAGAACGCGCTCATCAGGGCGAGCATGGCTCGGCTCTTGACGTTCGACGACGAACCCGGCGATGGCGACGGCCAGGGCGGCGTCAAGGTCGGCGAATTCGGCCAGACCGACCTAAGTGGCTACATCAAGAGCCGCGAGGCATCACTCACGCACGCCGCGACGCTCTCCCAGACACCTGTTCACGAACTCGTCGGCAACCTCGTCAACCTCTCAGCCGAAGCGCTCGCCGCCGCCGAGCAGGGCCACGAGCGGAAGGTCGGCGAACGGCAGACGAGCTTCGGCGAATCCCACGAGCAGGCGCTCTGGCTTGCCGGCCAGTACGAAGGTGTCGATGTTCCGCTCGACGCCGAAGTCGTGTGGCGAGATACCAGCGCTCGGTCGTTCGCGGCGATCGTCGACGGACTCGGGAAGCTCGCGACGATGCTCAACGTCCCGGCCTCGGAACTGTGGGCGAAGATCCCCGGCGTTACTCAGCAGGATGTCGAGCGGTGGAAGAAGGAGGCTCAGCAGTCGAACGCTTTCGACCAGCTAGCGACCCTTCTCAACCGGCAAGACCGCCCCGCCGCCGCCTAGATGGCCGGCGCGTCACAGCAGCTTGCCGAGCAGCAGCGTCTGATGCAGCTCCAGGTTCGTACGCAAGCCCTTCGCGACTTCCTGCTTCTCTGGCCCCTGTGGACTGGCGACGAGCAGACGTTCGCGCAGCTCGTTCAGGCCACAAAGCCGCTCGTGACGGTCTACCGAAACGCATCCTCGACCGTCGCGTCCGCCTACTACAACTCGGCGCGCACCGAGGAGCAGATCGCCGGCAACTTCGCTGCTCGTCTTGCTGATCCGGTTCCGGAGGAGCAGCTCGTCAGTTCGCTCTACGTGACCGGCCAGGTCGCCGCGCGCGATGCCCTTGGTTCCGGCCAGAGCCCCGTGCAGGCGCGTCAGATCGCGCTTACGCGAGTCTCTGGCGCCGTTAGCCGTCACGTCCTGAACGGCGGTCGCGAAACGATCCTCGGATCCGTCCAAGGCGACGCGAAGGCGCTCGGTTGGGCGCGCATCACCGACGGCAACCCTTGCGCTTTCTGCATGACGCTCGCGTCGCGCGGCGCGGTCTATAAGACCGAAGAGACCGCCAGCTTCGAAGCGCATGACCACTGCGGCTGCGCCGCGATGGCCGTGTGGACGAGGGATACAACGATCCCGAACCTCGACCGCTGGCAGAAGACATACGACCAGGCTCAGCAGTTCGGCCTCGACGAGAAGCTCTTGCAGCACGGCGAGAACACGTCGGCCGCGCGGCTGAACGCTGTGCGGCGCTACCTCGCCGTCGTCAACTGATCCGACGCCGCACGCGGCGCACCCTACGACCCCCAGGAGGGGACACACATGCAGGAGGGACAGGAGCCCACCCGTTTCACGATGCCCGCAGGACTGTCGGAGCTGCAGGCCGAGCTCGAGCAGCACTGGCCGGCCATGCAGGCCGCACTACGCGCCTCCGGTGTTCCGCTGAACGACGAGGAGACCGACGAGGAACGCGAAGCCCGCGAACAGCGCGAGGCAGACGAAGCCGCGGCGAAGAAGCCGTGGGGCGACGACAAGGACTTCGACGCTGAGAAGGCGTGGAAGCTCATCACGAACCTTCGCGGTGACGTCGACAAGCAGAAGAAGCGCGGCGACGAGCTCGCGACGAAGGTCAAGGAGCACGAAGACGCGACGAAGTCCGACAGCGAGAAGCTCGCGGAGCGCACGACCGATGCAGAAACGCGGGCGGACGCGGCTACTCGCGAGGCCGCCAGGCTGCGGATCGCGATCAAGAAGGGACTCACCGAAACGCAGGCCAAGCGCCTCGTCGGTGACACCGAGGAGGACTTGGAGAAGGACGCCGACGACCTCCTCGCGTCGTTCAAGGACGACGACAACGACGACGGGACCGGCGAGCGCCGTACCCCGAAGCCCCGATTGCGGACAGGTGCCGCACCCAGCTCCGAGCCGGAAGAGACCGACCCGGAGAAGCTCGCGGAACAGGTTCCGCGGCGCTAGGCCGCCCCACCCTGACGGCGGCGCATCCCCGCGAAACACACGCGAAAGGAAACGCACATGTCCGAATTTCTCAAGCCGACCGTCATCGTGTCGACGGCCCTCGGCCTACTGCGCCGCGAGCTGGTTCTGCCCTCGCTCGTCTGGCGTGATGCCGGCGGCGATTTCGCCGGCGCTCTGAACGACACCATCTCGATCCGGCTCCCGGCCTTCGCGAAGGCGAACACCCGGGTTCTTCGGTCGGGCACGACCCGCCAGCGTGACAACCTGGCCGAGCAGAAGGTTGACGTCACGCTGAACACCGATGTCTACAAGGACATCAGGATCAGCGACGAGGAGCTGACCCTCGACATCAAGAACTTCGGCCTCCAGGTGCTCAACCCGGTCGTGGCCGGAGTCGCCGAGACGATCGAGGATCAGCTCATCGCGACGATCGAGGCAGCGACCTACGCGAAGTCGCTCTCGTACTCCTACGGGAGCGACGATGGGTGGAAGGATCTCGTCCTGCCGGCCCGCGAGCTGCTGAACAAGGCACGCGTGCCGCAGGCCGGTCGCGTGCTCGCAGTTGGCTCCGGCATCGAGACCGAGCTCCTTGGTACCGATCTGTTCGTCAAGGCGAACGAGTCCGGGGGCACCTCCGCGCTCGAGGACGCCGTGATCGGCCGCAAGGCCGGATTCACCGTCGTCTCCGTCCCCGGTCTCGGCCCGGATGAGGCGTACGCCTTCCACTCGACCGCGTACGTCATGTCCAACCGCGCCCCGCTCGTCCCGTCTGGTGCGCCCTACGGCGCTTCCCAGACCTATAACGGGATGGCGATGCGCATCGTGCGCGTCCTCGACTCCGACGCGATCCAGGACATCCTGGCCGTCGACTCGTGGATGGGCTCGAACGTCACTGCCGACCCCGGCTATTTCGACGCGAACGGCCGGTTCGTCCCGACGGACGCCGACCCGGGCACGTCGATCGCGATCGCGAACACGTCGGCCGCAGTCGACGACCAGATCGACACCTCCACGCCGCACGGCTTCGTCGCCGGCGACCGCGTCGTGTTCACGGCGCTGACCGGCGGTGCCGGCCTGTCGACGAACCGGAGCTACTACGTGATCGCCGCGAACCTGGCAGCGAGCACGTTCCAGGTGTCCACGACCGTCGGCGGAGCCGCGGTCAACTTCACCACGGACATCACGGCCGGCTCCGTCCGCAAGAACGGCACCGGCCTCGTCGTCCGCGCGGTGAAGATCACCGCGTCCTAGCTCGACCGTCCAGAGGCCGCGCCGCAGGGAGTGCCTGCGCGCGCGGCCTCCAAGGCTCTGAACGAAAGGACACAAAGCAGATGACCGTGCTGCTGCAGCACCCCGAGACCGGAGAGCAGACCCACGCCTCCAACGCGACGGCCGAACGGCTGATCGCGGACGAAGGCTGGGATAAGCTCCAGGAGACGCAGTACGCCGATGCGTCCGAGCCGGAGGAGGAGACGCCGCCGCCGCCCCCGGCTGATCCGGGTGCGAATGGTGGGGGCGCCGGAGGGAAGATCCCGGCGCCGGAGAAGCCGCTCGACGACATGAAGCTCACCGAGCTTATCGAGCACGCCGAGAAGATCGGCATCGCCGGCGACGATCTGGCCGCGCTCAAGAAGGCCGGGATGTCCAAGGCAAAGGCGAAGGACGCGATCAACGCGTTCATGTCCGCCGCCCAGCCGTCGCAGTAACCAGCAGGGGTGCAGTGCGTCGTTCGCGTGCCGCGCCCCTGCTATCCGCACCTCACCCGGAGGGCCAACATGCCGCTGAACGCATTCGCGACCTCAGACGACTTCGCTGATCTGACCGGACTCACGCTCACAGACCCGGACAAGACGCGCGCCGACAAGCTGCTCGCGCGCGCCAGCACCCGCATCCGTGAAGCGACCAAGCAAAAGATCTCGCTCGTCACCGACGACGAATACACACGGTCGGGGACTCGCGACGAACGCATCTCGCTCCCCGAGCGTCCCGTCGTCTCCGTTGCAGGCGTCTCGATCAACGGCCAGGCGATCACAGACTGGTACCTCGCAGGCAACGAACTTGTCCGCGGATCACTCACGTTCGTAGACGGTCTACTCGACGACGGGCCGGGCCGCCGCGTGGGATTTGGCCTGGAGCAGCAGACGCTCGCGATCACCTACACGCACGGCTACGCCGACGAAGACGTTCCCGAGATCTGCCGGTCAATCGCGCTCGAGATGGTCAAGCGCGTCTGGTTCAACCCCGGCGGCGTGATCCAGGAGACGATCGGCCCCGACCAGACAACCTATGCGCCGTACGCGGAGCCGCCGCGTGGACTCGCGCTCACCAACGGCGAGCGCCAGGAGCTACGCCGCTTCTTCGGAAGCAACGCAGGCTCCGTATGGACTGCGAGCGCAACGTGAGCCTGATCACGACCGGGCTGTCGCTGACGCAGCGCTGCACGATCGAGCGCAACGCCGCGACCGACGCGAAGGATTCGTGGAACCAGCCCGTCCGTGACGGCTGGGCAACACACATCGAGGATCAACCCTGCCGCTTCTGGGCTATGTCCAGAGGATCCGGCGAGCACGTCACCGACACGGCGACGGTCTTCGTACTTGAAGACCTTCGGCTGATCCTCCAGCTCGGCACCGATGTCACGACGAGCGATCGCATCGCGTCGATCTCGCTCGCCGACGGCACGGAAGTCGACGGCGGCCCGATCGGGATCCGCGCGATCCTCCCGCACCGCGACTTCCTCGAGCTCGTACTCGTCCGGATCGACTGATGCCCAGCCGCGTCCGTATGGAATGGAACGGCGACGCGATCGAGGCACGCGTCGACCGCGCGGTGCGCGCAGGGATCGACGACACGACGCAGGACATCGACGATGACGCCACCGTGTCGCACTGGTGGGAGAACAGGGATTTGAAGCGCTACAAGACACCCGCCGGGTTCCTTGAGCGTGAGATCGTCACCACTCCGTCGTTCGTCGACGGAGATCGGATCGTCGGACGGGTCGGCGTCCGTTACAGCGGTGAGCCGAAGGTCAAGACGGCCTTCTACGGCTTGTTCCTTGAGTACAAGCAGCCATGGCTTCGTCCCGCATTCGACCGCCAGGCACACAGACTCGCGATGCACATCCGAGACCGGTTCAACCGGTGAAGGAGGGCCGATGGCTGCCGCCGATCCACTCGCAGCGCTGATCGCCTTTCTCCTGACCGACAGCGACGTCTCGGGCCTTGTCGACGCTCGTGTCTACGGCGTGGAGGTTCCTGGCGACGACGTGACGCGCAAGGCGATGCCGCAGGCGTGCATCGTCGCCAAGCCGGCAGGAGGTCCCGGCGGACGCGAGGGCCTCAGCGAGTGGGGTCGGAGCCGCATCGACCTTTGGTGCTACGGCGCCAATCAGCACGAGGGATGGAACGTCTACCTCGCTGCCTACGGTGCGCTCAAGCATCTCAAGCGCACCGTCTCCGCCGACGTGCTTCTGCACGCAGCGGTCTGTCTCTCGAAAGGCGTGCCGGGGATCGATCCGGATACGCAATGGCCGGTCACGCTGTCGAGCTGGCTCGTGACGGCTTCGGAAGTCGCAGCCGCGTAGACGCGCGCTCGGCCAGTCTCGCTCCCTCTCGAACCGGAAGGAGGCCACGTTGGCCACCATCGTCCTGAACCCCGACGTGATGCTCGACTCCGGCGTCGCCGTGAACTATCAGGCGCTCGCCATCGGCAACACGTACAAGGTTCGCAACAACGGCAAGACGATCCTGTACTTCAAGAAGACGGGCGCGAACGCCTGCACGGTCACGTTCACGACGAACGGGACGCTCAAGGGCAAGGCGCTCGCCGCGGTGACGAACAACGTTCCGGCGACGACAGGAGACGTCCACACCGGCCCGTTCGATCCGACCGTGTACGACGACATCAACCACGACATCTCCTTCACCGTCTCCGAGGCCACCGGCCTCACCGTCGCCGTCCTCCAGCTCCCGGCGTAGCACAATGCCGCGCCCGAAGAAGCCGGCCAACCAGGCCCGTCCGATCACGCTGCGCTACGACGGGCCGACGCACGTCCTTGAGATCGACGACGACACAAAGATCGCTGTCGGTGAGACCGACAACGTCTCGGTCGCGACCGCGCAGCACCTTCTCGGGTGTGACTACGCCGACGTCACCGTCATCGACGGCGACGTGCCGGCGTTGTGGCCCGAGAGCCATCGCAAGATCGACGCTCTGGCCGAAGGCCTTGGCGTCGATTGGCCCGAGCCGCAGAACGGCGAAGGCCCGCTCGACATCGCCGCCAAGATCGAGGTGCTCGAAGCGGCGTGCTACCTGCCCGACGGCACTCGTGCCGAGGGCGACCCCGACAAGAAGGAGGGCTAGCTAGATGACCCCCTATGAAGTCGTCGTGGGGCCGTACACCGTCTGGGTCGCACCGGTCGGAACGGCGTTCCCGGTGACGAACGCGAACCCTTCGGGGTCGTGGATCAAGCTCGGCACCAACGGCACGAAGAACTACGACGAGAAGGGCGTCACGGTCACGCATACCCAGAACCTCCAGCGGTGGAAGCCGGTCGGCTCGACGGGCAACCGCAAGGTCTGGCGTGACTCGGAGGTCTCGACCATCGAGTTCGAGCTCGTCGATGCCACGCTCGAGCAGATCGCGCTCGTGCTCAACAACGCGTCGGTTTCGACGCAGGTCGGGCCGCCCGCGACGAAGACGATCTCGCTCCAGCAGGGGCAGAACGTCGCCGTCTACGCGCTGCTCGCGCGTGGCAACTCGCCGTACAACGACAGCCTGAACGCGCAGTACCAGGTGCCGATCGCGTTCCAGGCCGCCAACCCGGCACCGAACTTCGGGCTCAGCGGCCCCGCGGGATTCGCCTGCACCTGGGAGTTCCTCGAGGATCCGACGAGCGGATTCGGCACGCTCGTCGCCCAGACCTCGTAGTTCGCCATGTTCAACGCGGCCGTCATAGCCGCCCTCCAGGGCGTAGCCAAGACGCTGCATGAACAGGCCGAAGGCCACAAACGCCTTCAACTGCATCACCGCCGGCAGGCCGGGAGGTTGCAGCGCCAGGTTCAACGGCTCGTCGACCTATGCGAAGCGCACGGCGTCGAGCTGCAGCTCACAGACACCGAAGACACAGACCTCTAAGGAGGGTCACAGTCATGGGAGAAACGTTCGATCTCAGCACGCTCTTCGATCGTGATGAAGTGAAGCTCAGGGGCGGCAAGATGTTGGAGATCAAGAACAAGCAGGAGTTCTCGATCCTCGAGCGCCGCCGGCTCGACTTCATCCTCAAGAAGATCAAGGAGTCCGACGCTGAAGCGGCGGAGGACGGAAAAACCGAGGAGGATCTCGACGCGCTCGCTGAGCGTGGCTCGAAGCTCCTCCACGACCTCGCGCATCTCGTCCTCGTCGAGCCTCCGGAGGAGCTCGAGGACTGGGAGTGCGCGTCGATCTTTGCGTTCTGGGTGGCGCGTTCTGCGCAGGGAGTGGCCGACCCTTCTCCCCAGACGCCGACCCCGAGACGGCAGCCGGCGAAGAAGAAGCCGACAAGCTCACGCAAGAGGGGATCGGCGAAGTCGAGCTCGTCACGCGCCTCCAGAAGTTCTACGGCGGCGCCCCGGAAGCGTGGTTCCACGCCCCGGCGTGGCTCCTGAAGGTCTACGCCGAGATGCTGCCTCGGCTCGACGCGGAGCACCAACTCCAGGCGATCGAAGCAGCCGCCGTGCCACACATGAAGCCCGAATCGAGCAAGTGGATTTTCCGTCGTCTCCACTCGCTGCTCGGACGTAAGGAGAAGCCCATTCGTCCGAAATCTCCCGACGATCTCGCCGCTTTCGGCATCCGCACGACATTCGTGACCAAAGAGCAATGGGAGAGCGGGGAGGTGCCAGCCGATGTCAGCGAATAGCCAGAATCTCGGTAAGGCAGTCCTCGACCTCGAGGTCAACAAGGCGCAGTTCTCGAAGGACATGCGCGAGGGCAAGGTCGACGCCGGCGGGATGCGCGAGGCGCTCGATGCCATCGCGAAGGTCGCGCGAGTCGCCGAGATCGAGCTGAACAAGGTGAAGCTCGACGGTCGTACCTCCGCGGAGTCGAACGCGATCGCCGATCGCATCGAGCGGTCGATCAGCAGCGTCGGCCGTGCAGCGATGGAAGCGAACGAGCACCTTGAGCACGTCAAGCTCGGCGAGGCGCAAGCTGCCGAGTCGGAAGTCGCCGCCAAGGAGATCAGCGCGGGCCTGAACGAGATCTCCCGCAACGCCGACCAGGCGAAGCGGAAGCTCACCGAGGTCAGGGTCTCCCAGAGCCTCGGCTCCAAGCAGATCGGCGGCACGAGCGTCGGTCTGCTCGGAGCCGCGGTCGCTGGCGGCACGCTCATCGGGCCGGCCGCAGGACCTGCTGTGGCCGGCGCGCTCGCGTCGATCCCCGCCTTCGCCGGCATGGGAGTCGGCGTGCTTGGAACGCTTGCGCTTGCGTTCCACGGCGTCACCTCGGCGATCGAGGGGGACAAGAAGGCCTTCGACGGTCTCAACCCGACCGCCCAGGAGTTCGTGCAGACCGTCCGCTCACTCGACGGCTTCATGAAGCACCTGGAGCAGGTCGCCGATCAGGCGATGTTCCCCGGGCTCACGGAAGGCTTGAAATCGGCTCTGTCACCGTCGACTGTCGGCGCGGTCACTCGTGCGCTTGAAGCGTTCGGGGACGCGATCGGACAGGTTGCGACGGAGTGGGGCAAGTTCTTTGGCTCCTCCGAGTTCGCCAGCATCTTCGGCCCGCTGATGGCCTCCGGCGCGCACAACCTCGTGATCCTCTCGTCGGCAGCGCTCAGTCTGTTCGACGCGCTCGGAGTGCTCGGCCGGGCGGCGATCCCGCTCGAGACATGGCTCTCGACGGCCGCGCGTGACGGAGCGGAGCTCGTCGACTCATGGCTGCACGCCAAGGACGCTTCCGGCCAGCTCGGCGACTCGATGAACGAGGCGAAGACGTCGCTCCAGCTCGTCGGCAACCTGATCGTCTCGCTCGGCCGGGTGATCGGAGATCTCGGTGCCGCGCTGTATCCGGTCTCCAAGGTCGCGCTCAAGGATCTGACGAACGGGCTGAACAGCGTCGCCGACTTCATCGATCGCAACAAGACCGTGATCCGCGAGCTCGTCGGCGGCGCGCTCTCCGACTTCGTCGCCGTCGTCAAGACCGCATCCGAGGCCCTCGGGGCGTTCTACCGGTCGATGCGCGACGATCTCGGTAACAGCGCGCCGATCGTCGCAGGGATCATGGCGATCGGGGCCGCGATCGCGATCGCGATGGGGCCGGAGGCCGCTGTGATCGCTGGCGCGATCTTCGCAGCGGGCGAGATCATCCGACACTGGTCGGAGATCAAGACCTGGTTCACCAACTTCGGCCAGTTCCTCGAGATCATCTTCAAGGCCGCCTGGCAGGGCGTGCTCGGCATCGTCGATGCGGCGATCTACGGCATGCTGCTCGAGGTTCAGGGCCTCGCCGAAGGGCTCGGCAAGGCCCTCGGCTGGGTGCCCGGGATCGGCGGAAAGATCAAGGCGGCGATGCACGATGTCGTCTCGTTCGTCGATCAGTTCAAGGACTCCGCAGCCGCACACTTCGCCGCCGCAGGAGACCTCGCCGGCAACGCATGGGCGGACGCGTTCAAGAGCAACGCGATCACCGCGATCACAACCGTCGCGGGCGCCGCCGCTGCCGCCGCATCTGGCGCCGTCGACCCGGAGACGGCCGCGAAGGCTGCCCACGGGGTTGGTCAGAACGTGCCGCCTGCGAAGAGCGCGTCGGGCAAGTATTCAACCAACCAGGTCTACCAGCTCCTCATCAACGCGGGATTCACCCCCGATCAGGCATCGAACTTCGTCGGGATCGCAGGCGCTGAGAGCGGCCTTCGCTACAACGCGTTGAACGACAACCCGAATACGAAGGACTACTCGGCCGGGCTGTTCCAGGAGAACTTCTACGGCGCGCTTGGGCCTGACCGCACGGCCAGGTACGCGCCGATGTTTGGACTGTCGGGGAGCATGGATCCGAAGGCGTTCGTGGCTTGGCTGCGGATGCATCCGGCGGCGCAGGCGACGATCGCCCACGACCTGTTCAGCTCGAGCGGCTACTCGCCGTGGAAGGGCGACGCGTACGTCGAGTCGCATCCCGGGCTCCTCTCGGACACGACGCCCGTCTTCGGCAATGATCCCGCGTTCGCGAAGAACCTCGGGAAGAAGCCGCCGAAGCCGCCGGTCATCCCGGTGCTTGCGACCGACCTCGCGAACCGCGCGAAGGTCAACGCCGGGAACGCGTCGGCGCTCCACAACGTCGGAGGCACGGCGAAGAGGTACCTGCAGGACGAGCTCTCCGATCTCACGGCTGAGCAGTCGTCGCTGCAGAAGGCCTACAACACGGCCAAGGGCAAGTCGAAGATCGAGCTCGGCAAGGCGCTCGCCACCGTTGAGGCGAAGATCCCGAAGGTACAGGCGCTCATTAAGGACGCGATCGTCGTGACCGGCGACGCGCTCCTGCCGGCCAGCCTCAGGACGCAGCTCGCGGCGGCCATCCAGAAGTTCAAGGCCGATTCCACCTACGCGCAGTCGCTCACTGGTAAGGCCGCTCAGGACTTCCAGGCGACCCTGCTCGGCGATCTCTCGTCGCAGACGTCGATCCTGAACAGCGAGCTGGCGAAGCTGAAGGCCAAGCTCGCCGGTTCGACCGGCAAGCAGCGCGCCGCGATCCAGAAGGAAATCACGAAGGTCACGACGCAGCTATCGAATGTCGATCAGCAGATCGTCTCGCAGCTCCAGAACGTCGTCTCGACGCTCCAGTCGCAGGTCGGCTCGTTCTTATCGAACGTGACGAACGAGCTCGACGCCAGCTTCGACGCTGCGACGCAGAAGCTGCTCGACGATGCTGCCTCGACCTTCTTCCAGAATGGTGCGCAGACGCCGCTCGAGAAGCAGCTCGCGGACATGCAGGCCGCGGACACCGTGTCGAGCCTGAACGACGCGCTCACGCAGGCGATCCAGCAGCTCGCGACCGACCAGACCGGTGGGGCTGACACAACCACGCTCGCGACCGACAACGCAGCGGTCGCCTCAGCGCAGCGTGCGATCACCGAGAACAACCTCTCGATCGACGCGACCGCCGAGCGCACGAAGGCCGACGCCGATTACGCGGCCGACGTCAAGAAGATCCAGGCCGACCGCGCTGCCGCCGAAGCCGAGATGAACCGCCAGCTCGCCGCGCTCGGCGACGCATTGCAGAACGGCACCGGCAGCATGACCGACCTCGCCGGCATCGCAGCTGAGTACGGACTGCTCATCGACACGGCGACGATCCCGGACTTCGCCAACCTGTCCTCGACCGTAGGCGAGCTCCTCGCCGCGTTCGAATCGCTTGCCGACTACATCGGGAAGCTGACCGGCACCGCGCCCGATACGGGCGCCCCCCCGGGGATCGGCGGCGCACCTCCGGACGATCGGCCCGGCAGCACCGTGACCTACTCGTTCCCGAACATCGGTGGCGCCCACGAACTCCCGTCGCTCGACATCGGTGGCGAAGTGCTCCAGACGGGCATCGCAAAGGTGCATCGCGGAGAGATCTACTCCGGCACGAATGGCCAGACGTTCCCGCTCTCCGGAGGAGACGTCATCCTCATGGTCGACGGCAAGGAGCTCGGCCGCGCGGCGATCGACGGTGCCTCGCGCGACCGTCACACCGTTCGGATTGCCGCCAAGGCGATCGCGCCCGCGCTCGGCCAGGTTGTCTCGGTCTGATGCCCTCGGACAGCGCGAGCTACAAGCTCGAGATCGCCTTCAACGAGAACGTCGCCGGCGCGTTCACCGTCGACTCGCCGATCGACGGCACCGACGGACTCACCGACGTCGGCCTCTTCGACGGCACCTTCGACGACATCACCGACGACGCAGAAGGGCCGTACCAGCTCGTCGAAGGTACGGACAACCAGATGGCCGCGGTGCAGCCGGCGAATCTGACGATCACCGTCGCTCGTGTTGACGAGCCCGACTTCTGGAATCCGACTAACCCAGCCTCGCCGCTGAACTCGCCCACACCGGGATTCGTTCCGATGCGGCCGGTGCGCCTTACGGCCGCGGTCGACGCGGTCGGCTACCCGCTCTTCCGCGGCTATCTGCGGCATGCGATGTGGAACTCGACCAAGCGAAGCTGCGAGCTCTACGCCGAAGACTTCCTGCTCTGGGCGTCGCGCGTCTACCCGACGGTCCCGTCGACGGGACCGACGACGGTCGGCAGCGTCTTTGTGCTCCTGGTGGCCTTCGTTGACCCGATGCTCACACCGATCGCTGACGAAGGAATCCCGCTCGACGACTTCTCAGCAGACGGCAGTCTCTCGATCACGCAGATCTTCACCAACCTGCTCGCCGCCGACCTCGGAACGATCTTCGTAGTACGCGACGGAACCCCCGTCTATCAGCAGCACGACACGCCGCTGGCCCGCCCGGCTGACGCGATGATCGTCGTCACCGATCAGGCTTCCGAAGTTCAGGCTGGCATCGATCTCGACGCCATCGGCACACGCGTCACCGTTGAGAAGACAGACCCGGCGACCGGCGCCGTGCTGCGCACGTGGAGCTCGCTCGACATCGACGCCGAGCAGAGGTTCGGGCGTGCAGATCTCGCAGCAGTCAGTTCCCCCTATGTGCCAGGGGGAACCGGCGGGCAATCGCTCTCAGATGAGCTCGTCTTCGAAGGCGTTCAGGGCAAGCAACCGCTCGAGGTCACGCTCGCAAATGTCGACAACGCGACGTTGCTCGCGATCCTGACAAACGGGCCGCTCAATGTCTTTGGCGTCCTCGACGACTTCGGCGGGACGACCGGCGACGGGATCATCCAGCAGATCAGCCACTCGATCTCCACGGGTCTGCACCAAGCCCAATACCTCATGAAGGCGCGCCCCCAGAAGGCGTTCACCGTCGACTCGCCGATCGACGGCACCGACGGACTGCGTTACCCGTAGCGCGCCGATCACCTCCCTCGCGACCAAAGGAGCCGCTCGATGAGCAGCCGCCTGAACGCGATCCTTGATCGCATCACTGGCCAATCGGTCGGTCTCACGAACTACGAGAACCTCGTGGCCGACGTGAACTACCTCGCGATCGGAGGCGCCGCGATCGCCGCGGTCGACGCGTCAATCTCGGCGAACACGCTCACGATCACGTCGCAGTTCCACAAGGTGACAGCTGTCACCGGAAACGTCGACTCGATCAACGACGCGCTCGGCCCCATCGCGGGTCAGACCGTGAACCTGCTCTTCGCGAACGTCCAGACGATCCGCAACAACGGCGGCGGCACGGGCAACATCCGCACGTACTCGGGCTACCCCCGCATCGTCGCCGCCGGAGAGCTCATCCGTGCGGTCTTCGATGGAACGAACTGGTGGGTCGGCGAGGCGGTCGCGAAGGTCATCTACGACTCCGGCGAGATCGGCTCGGCCGTCGCCCTGTTGGACAGCGGGGTGCTCGTCATCCCCGCCTGGACTAACACGATCAAGGTGCGCCTCACGGCGCGCGGTACGACACTGGTGTCGAAGCAGAGCTGGGGCTTCCGGATGGGCACCGGAACGATCGATAGCGGAACGCACTACGGCTACCGCTGGGACGGCGGCGGCGCCAGCGTGGCGCAGTCTTCGGCGTCGGGCGTCAACGGCGACGTGGGTCTCTCGCTCTGGTTCGCACCGGACGCCGCTGCCTTCGGAACGAACCTGTACGGCAACGCCGAGCTGATAATTCAGGACGTCCAGAACGCGAACCTCATGAAGCAGGGCCTCGTCCGGCAAGGCCAGGTGGATCTGAGCACGAGCGGCGGGCCCTGGCAGATGAACGGCTGGTTCTCTTGGTCGGGTCAGACGGTTCCTAACCGCTTCGCGACGTACTTCGCATCGGGCAACGTCGCAATCGGATCTCGCATGGAGGTGATCGCTGAGCCATGACCGACGAGGTGATGATTCAGGTAGGCCAGGAGATCAGGCCGGCCACCGCAGAGGAGATCGAAGAGATCCAGAACGATCCCGGCCGTGGCCCCGAGCGTCTTCTTGCTCTTGACCGCGACACAAAGATCGCGGAGATCAAGGCCGCGCTAATCGCGACTGACGTGTGGGCGATCCGCGCAGCCGAAGACGGAGTTCCGCTCGAGGACGCTCGGAAGGGATACCGCGAGCAGCTTCGCGCGCTCCTCGCCGAGGCGAGGGCCTCCGACGATCCTGCGGCGATCGAGATTCCCACGGCGCCCGAATGGGTGCCGCCCGCGAGCTAGGTAGGGGGTCGCATCGAAATGGCAACGGTCTCATTCGACATTCCGGACGGTTACACCGCGTACGTCACCGCGATCCCGAACGGTGAAGGTGCGCAGCTCGTCGAAGCTGTCTGCTCGATCTACAACTACACCGGGTCGGATCCCGACCCGCAGAACGAGGGCGAGACGCTGACCGCGAATCAGTTCGCGCATCAGAAGCTCATCGACCTCATGTACCTCCAGGTGAAGACGATCCAGGGCCAGCAGGCCGCTGCGGCGGCGCGCGCGAGCGCGGTCGCCGCTGTCAGCGAGAACCTGCACATCCTGCGGATCGACGAGCCGATCGGCTGATGGGCGATACACCGCTTTGGGGGATCATCGGCGCGTTCGTCGCATGGGAGGCGTACGCGCACTTCGTCGCCCGCAACAAGGCCTCGCACACGCTGTCGAACCGGATCGACACGCTCGAGCAGCGCTACCCGACCGCGCGTGTCGGTGTCGCCGTCGCGATCCTCGCGCTCTTCGCGCACCTCGTCCTGAACCTCTTCTAGTCCCTCGAAGGGAGCACCGATGCGCACGCCACGCGGCGGGCTTTGGCCTGCCCTCATTGCTCTGCTCGCAGCTGTCGTCTTCGTTCTCGCGGCGTCGGTCCCGGCCGGGGCCGTGCACAAGCCGGTGTGCTCTGCCGCGCGACAGGCCTACCCGCTTCACGGTGGCACGAAGACGCAGCTCGCGTCGTGCGGTCAGCCGGTGAAGGATGCGCAGTGGCTCCTCGCGGGCCACAAGCCGAGCATCTTCACGAAGACGAAGCCGACGTTCCACGGCAAGCCGAACGGCCTCGACGGCGCGAAGACGAAGGCGGCCGTGAAGGCGATGAAGTACCGGATCGGCTACCCCGCGAAGGGACAGTGCCCGACGACGCGCAAGGCGACGACGGTCACCGACACGGCCGGCAAGCAGTTCATCGAGATCCTCGAGGGCAAGCAGCATCGGCCTCTCTGCTGGATGAAGCTCGCGTCCGACCGCATCAAGGGCACCGTGGTCGTTGGTGCGACGCAGGTCGCGCTGGAGATCAAGTCGACCGAGCTCGGTTTCCTCGGCGTACATGAGATCCCGAGCGGGTCGAACCGCGGCCCCTGCATCTCAGTCCTCTGCGAGTGGCCGATCGACAGCGCCCACATATGGGCGCCTTTCCAGGTCAGCACCGGCGCCTACGGGCTCGCGTGGTGCGCTTCGTTCGCCGACTACATCCTCAAGATCACGGTCGGCCAGGGGTTCGGCAGTTCGAACGACGCGTACGTGCCGACGATCGTCGAGTACGCGCAGGCGCGCGGCTGGCTGCAAGCGAAGCCGCGGCTCGGGTCGTTCGTGGTGTTCCTGAACGACGCCGGCCGGCTCGCGTCCGCCTACCACATCGGTTTCGTCATCAAGCTCGTCGGCGGCTCCGCGATCCAGACGATCGAGGGCAACGCCGGCGACGCGTACGGCGGCTCGGTCAAGGAAGTGCTGAGGCCGTTCGCGAGCTACCACATGGTCTACATCGACTATCCGGGTGTGGCGTGATGACGCTGGCCAGCGTCAACCTCGTCAGCGGCGAGGGAGCCCTCCTCGGCACCGCTGGCGCGATCGCGACCGCGATCGTCACGTGGGCGCTCACCCGTTGGTCGAGGAGAGCTGAGCGCCGCGACGACATCGCCGAGATGGCGCTCACCCACTCCGGCACCGTCGCGACATCAGAAGCCGCTGAGCTCTGGAAGGTCGCGAAGGGCCTGATCGACACGCTGACCGAGCGCGTCAGTGAGGGCGAGCGTCGCATCAACACGCTCGCGAAGCAGGTCGAGTCTCTCCTCGATGCGAACACGGGCCTGCTCGTCAAGCTTGAAGCCTCGGGACACCTGCTCGACGAAGTACGGCAGGAGCGTCTCGCCCTTCAAGGCGAGGTCGATCGACTGCTCGCTGCAAATCAGCACCTCGAAGAGAGAAACGCGGAACTCGAGGGATTGGTTACGCGGCTCACAGCGCTCGTGCAGGAACACGGCATCCAGAACGCAGACACGAGAGGAGCAGCATGAAGCTCATCCGCAAGCTCGCAGCCAAGGCGCGCGCGATCCTCACCAAGCCGCGCGTGATGCACTACCTCGACATCTTCGTCGCCGGCACCGCGACCGCGCTCTACTACAACCGGTACGACCTGCTCGGCGCACACGGCCTGCACGTGCTCGGCTCACTCGCCTTCGGCGCCTGCGTCTGCGGCGCGAAGGCAGTCATCGAGGCATACCGCAAGAGCACCTCGGCCGAGCCAACCACGAGCGATCCGATCATCACCTTCCGAGACCCACCGGCCAAGTAGTGGCCATAGGCCTCTGCTCGATGGGCCCGTGCGCCGGAGGGTGCGGACGATGGCTCCTCGTCGCCGTCGGCAGCGTCAAGACAGGCGCCCGATGCGGCAACTGCACCACCACCAAGAAGACTTAAGGCCCCGCCGTCTCGCAAGTCACGAGCGGCGGGGCCATGTCTTTCGTTCTAGCTGGTGAACGGCGGTTCGTTCTTCTGCTCGCCGAGAATCGTCCCGATCTGATCCTCAAGCTCCTGGATGCGCGCCTCGTCGGTCGCGACCCGCTGCTGCAGCTCCGTAAGTTGGGCCTGCGTGTCCGGGTCGGCCACAGTCACGGTGACGGTCGTCGTCACGGTCTGACTCGGATCGGAAGCAGCAGACGAACCACCGACGTTTGTCGTGCTGCCCGGATCGGGCGTCGTCGTCGTGCCGGGATCCGTTGTGGTCGTCGCGACAGTCCCGGTCGTTGCCGCCGTCGTCGTTGTGGTCGCGGCCTGGCAAACGCCGGCCGAGATCCCCGCGGCGAGGTTGCGCGTGCAGATCGTCGAGTTGATGTACGCGTCGATGTTCGCCTGCAGCCCTCCCGGGTCTACGCAGTCATCTCCCATGTACTGACCGTCGATCCAATACTTGGAGCACGAATCGCCGTCGAGGTTCACGTAATGCGCGACGGTCGTGCTGTAGCCGTTGGGGATGTGGCGCCAGTCCCAGGCACTGGCCGCGCCCGGGAACGTCAGCGCGACGGAGGCCAGGAATCCGGCGGTCAAGAACGCGAGCCCAACGATCACGTGAATGCGTCTCATCGTTCCTCCTGCCTGGAGTCTAGATCAGCGTAAGGTCGGATCCGGAGGCGGCGAACGCCGTGCGCACCGGCGAGGAGCGCTGGCCAGAGCATGAGCGCCGCCACGGCGCCGACGGTCTCCCATAGAGCGACGATCGAGATCGGGACGATCGCTCCGATAAGGACGCAGCCGGTGCCGCAGCATGTGCATCCGCGCTTGGCGACGACCTCCTTGTTTCGCCTCATCTCACTTTCTCCGATGTGTCCGAAAGGGGCATTGTTCGAAGTTTGCGCCGGGTGTTAGAACAGCACCAAGGGGTGCGCGAGTCGCACGGCTGGCTCGCGTGGGGGGAAAGGAGCAGGCAGTCGAATGGACGCTGACGAAGTGAGCGTGGTGCTGAGCTTGGTTTCGACGCTGTCGACATTGCGCAATGTGCTCAGTCACCTTGACCATTCGCTGCTTTCTGCGTCTCAGTCGCTCGAGGCGCTATTGCTTCCGCAGCACGCTGAGCCGCCGCGTCGGCATCTGCAGCTCGTTGATCCGCGACGCGCGGGCCGTCCCCCGACGACGTGAGCTCTTCTTCGGCGACGACGTCGCGGAGCTCTCCGAGGATCGCATCGAGTGTCGCGATCGTGGCGAGGAGGGTCTCCTTGCCCGCGGACTTCTCCATCGCGAACTGACCGGACTTTGATCCCGCTCGCGCCGCCGCTGCGCGGATGAGCCGCAAGAGGTTGTAGCCGTCGACGGAGCGATTGCCGTTCCGTAGCTCGGACAGGTTCGACGCGGGGTAGCCGGACTCCCGCGCCCATTCCGCAGTCGTGGTGTATCCGGCCGCTTCCGCGAGCTCGTTCACGAACGCGCTCAGCTCGGCCTGTTGGTGCTCGTCAAGGCTTCGTGCCATAGCCCTGACGCTACGGACCCGGAGCGGATCTGGCGATACCTCCGAAACTACATCTTGACACTACGTAGTTTCATGTTGTAGCTTTGACGCTACATGGCTCGCCCCGGCTATACCGTTGACCAGGTTCGCGTCGCGCAGGCTCGCGTCTCCAGCAATCTAAGCCAGGGCGAGGCCGCCGACGCGTTGAACGTCAACCGCGTCACCCTCAACAAGATCGAGAACGGCCGCGCAAACGTCTCGCTCGATCTGCTCGAGCGGATGAGCGTGCTCTACGGGTGTTCTCGGGAATGGCTGCAGGGGGAGCCGGAGAAGCTCGATGAGGTCGAACTCGGCCGCGAGCGGTTCAGCAACGCGCTCGCGACGATGGCTGAGGGCATGGAGCAGTTGATCGCCGCGCTCGACCCGCTGCTTCGGCTTGCGGATCGCGCGGCAGAGGAGACGCCTTCGTCGACGGACGAGCGGGAGCTCGTATGAACCGCGGACTCCTGATGAAGCGTGGCCTTCTCGCCTGCATCGATCACGTCCGCGGCGATCTCGCCGAAGCAGCGGCTGCGATCGAGGGTGACGACGTCGACGTCGCCGTCGAAAGGATCAGCGCCGCTGTCGTCCGTCTTGAGACGAAGGTCAAGGAGCTTCGGGCGGCGTGACCGATCGGCATCGCGTCCCACGCGTCTACACCATCGAGGAGGTTCTTGACTTCCTCGCCGAGCATCCCGGATCGACGCAGAGCGAGATCGCCGTCGGCATTGGTGCGCGCGCCTCCGCGATCCGGACGCTCCTCCACGTCGGAGTTGAGTCGCAGATGATCGCGATGGCCGGGCGCGGGACGCCCCGGCACCCCGCGACGTACACGGTGGCTGTGAGGGCCACGGACGCGCTGGGACGGAAAGCCCGCCGGTCGCAGAACGAGCGGATCGCGGCGGTGCTTCGCGACGGCAGGCCGCACACGAGCGCGGAGATCGAACATCGCTGCGGCTCGTCGAGGCTGAACAGCCGGATCGCGAATCTCCGTGACCCGAAGAAGGCCTGGGGTATGAACATCGTCGGTCGCGATCTCAAGCACGAGGGCAAGGTCGGCGCCGACGCTTACGAGTATCAACTCGTCGGCTACAAGCCGGGGTTCGATGAGAACGGCAGGATCGGGACGTCGGAAGCAACCGCTGCGAGGGCCGCGAACCCCGCTGCGGTTGCTTCGGACGCCTCGAAGCACGTTTCCCCCAATCTCGGCGGCGGGGTGTCCGACTCAACGCAGCTCGGCATCGGAGAGGCGGCGTGAAGGCGTCCGCAGCTCAGCGTGCCGACCTCATCGCCGCACGCGGTCGTTCGATCCGTGAGGCCCGTGCCCTTTCGTCGTCCGGGTATGCGACGAGGTTTCAACCGAGGGAGGCGCGCGATGCGCAGCATCTAGTCGCCGTCGAGGTCGAGCGTACGCCGCCAGTCGAAGTGGCTGTGCTGGCGTACGCCGACCTGACGCCGACCGAGCGGCACTCCTTCGACCGGCTGTATGCCGCGCACGACCCTGGCCTTCACGCCGCCGACTTCGACCTTGTCGAGCATCTGCTGCGGGTCGTTCGGAGGGCCGGCCGGTGAGCGACGGCTCGGCCGTCTACCAGGACGTGATCGCGGCGGCGGTGAACCTCGCCGAGCTGTTGAACACCGTCGAGGACGACGACGAGCGCGACCGGCTCCGCGAAGAGCACGAACGCCGCGTGAACGACGAGCTCTACCGCGGCTCGCAGGAGCGCGAGGCGCTCCGCATCGACGCCGAACGCGAAGGCGTGACGCAGCTCGACGAAGCTCGACGGATCAAGCGAGGCGATCGCGTACGTCTCGGGGACGGCCGCGAAGGCCACCTCGTCACGTTCTTCACCAAGCGCGAGTGGGTGGCCCGAGGGCGTCGGGATGCCCATGCCGTCGCAGTCGTCGCCGTCGACGGCCAGCCCAACCGGATCGAGGTCGATCCCTCTCATCTCTCTCTGATCGAAGGAGGAAAGGTCTGATGGACGTTTGTCTGTCGCATGGTGCTCACGCGAGCGCGGAGCAGGGCATGTGCGCGGCCGAGCTCGTGTCGTATGTGACCCGGGAGCCGTTCTCGGATCACCCGAAGTGCGTCGCCCCGTCGATCGCCGCGTTCTTGCGGTCGATGAACGACCGGCTCGACGACGAGCGCCGGCAGCGGCTGCTTCCGTTCCTGATCGAAGTCGACGACGAGCTGCAGCCGGTCCTCGACGATGACGGCTGGCTCAAGCCCGGCCCTGTGGTCGGCACGAACACCGGTGACGAGGACGAGGTGATCCGGGCGTGGATGTGTGTCGACTGGATCGTCCACGAGTTCAACCCGGCGTGTCTCCGGCTCGCGGGAATGACCGCTGAGGCTGAGCAGCTTGAGCAGCTCGTCGCGATCGTCGACTACGCGAGCTGGACGGGCGTGCGCGATGTCGTGACCGAGGTTCGCGGGGCGGCACGGGCAAATCGCGAGGCCGCGCTGGCGCGCATCCGCGATTTGCGTGCCGCCGGTGCCGCCGGTGCCGCCGGTGCCGCCGGTGCCGCCGGTGCCGCCGGTGCCGCCGGTGCCGCCGGTGCCGCCTATGCCGCCTATGCCGCCGGTGGTGCCGGTGCCGCCGATGCCGCCTATGCCGCCGATGCCGCCGATGCCGCCTATGCCGCCGGTGCCGCCGGTGCCGCCGGTGCCGCCGGTGCCGCCGGTGCCGCCGATGCCGCCGATGCCGCCGATGCCGCCTATGCCGCCGATGCCGCCGATGCCGCCGATGCCGCCTATGCCGCCGATGCCGCCGATGCCGCCTATGCCTGGCAGCGGGCGTACGACGCCGCGTTGAACGCGAAGGGCAGCTACACGGCGCGTTGGCAGGCCGCGTACGACATCTGGCGCCCGTACTTCGATGAGAAGCTCGCGCCGATCAGCGACGGTCTGCTCGAGTCGAGCCTTCAGCTTCTCGGCCGGCTGATCCAGGTCGGAAGGGACGCCGAGTAATGACCGGCTTCTTGGTCGGCATCACCGTCGCTTCCCTGCTCGCGCTCGGCGCCGCCGGCGTGATCGTGCTGAGGGCGTCATGACCGGGCTGTTGCTGGTCGCGGTGATCTGGTGGACGCTCGTGGTCGGGCTCGTGTTCGGCTGGCTTCTTCGCGGGAGCGCGAACGCGGCGATGTCGGGTGAGACGCTCGACTTCACGGGGAGCAAGCCGCGGTGAAGCGGTCGCCGCTCAAGCGGAAGACGCCGCTCCGGTCAACGGACGGGACGCTGAAGCGGTCGTCGCTGAAGCGTGGTGCCGGCGGCCCGCGTGCGTCGAAGGCTGAGGTGTCGGCACGGGAGAACTTCAAGACGGTCGTGTGCTCGAAGAAGTGCATCGGCCTGCTGATCCCCGGCCATGAATGCGAGGGGCCGTTGCAGGCGATGCACGTCGTGTCGAAGCACACGCTGAAGAACCGCGGGCTTCGCCGTCTGCTGTGGGACGTCCAGAACGGCGTCCCGGGCTGCTACCGGATCCATCGTCGGCATGACCTTGCGGTCGAGAAGATCCCGCGTGCCCTTCTGCCGGCGGCGGCGTTCGAGTTCGCCGAGGAGCACGGACTGATGGACGCGCTCGAGCGGCACTGGCCCGGCACCCCGTTCGATGAGGACATGGCGGCATGAGCGTCGTCAGGCGCGCGCGGATGAAGCGCGAGCTCGTCAACGCACTCGCTTCGCGCTCGGCTGGTTCGGGGGAGACTCCATGACCACACCACCCGAGACGCACGCGAGCCGGATTCTTCAACGCATCCGTCGTTGTCGCGAGACCGTGGCGGAGATGCTCGACAAGTCTGAGGGGCCGGGTGAGAAGACGGGAACCGAGGCGCGCTCTGTCGGATTGCACCAGTCCCATCCCGCTCAGGAGAAGCCAGGAGCGGGCCTACCCCTCAGCGCGAACGTCTGCCCGATCTGCAAGGGCAAGCGTGGTAGCTGGCAGCACTTCACCGTTGACGAAGCACCCGACTCGTGGGATCACACGGACGGCGAGTCGTGCGAGTGCGGGCCGCGCTTCGATGCCTGCCTCGGCTGCCACGGAGAGGGCGTCGTAAGCGTCCTTCGTAACGCAGCGCTCCTCGCTCGCGGCGATGCCCCGCCTACGCAGTCTCGGAGGTTCGCGTGACTGGTTCGTCTTCCACACCACGCGTCGGCGGCCCTTGCTCGCTTCACGGCTCGTTCGTCGGTTCGGCGTGTCCGGTGTGTGTGACGGGTGGCGCGATCCCGACGCAGCAGACCATGACTGGGACGGTTCCGCTGCCTGGTTCGTCTTCTGTGTTTCCCACCCCCAGCGAAGAACGCGAGGACGGGCAAATGCTGGGTAGCGACTGCGGGCAGTCGCTTGTAGCGGAGGCGGACAGGCTGCGCCGTTACTGCTACCCGCAGTGTCGCGACCCGTGGTTCAACGAGTGCGCGGACTGCTGGCGGGACGGCTGCAATTCGGCGCTTCCGGCAAAAGCGAAGGCCCCCGTTTCCGGGGGCCTTCTAGCCGCGACACAGAGGCGAGACGTGTCACGGTTCCGCGTTTGTCGCGGCGTCCTAGCAGCGCGTGTGCGTGATGTCTCCGGGGCCCAGTCCGCCGCAGACCGGACAGCGGTCTGCGTTCTCGTTGCGCTTGAAAGCCTCTGGATAAAGGTCGCGGATGCCATCGAGGTCGTCCGGGTGGACGGCCGCGACGACGTTGCGTGCGCCCGTAGTGGTGGGAAAGCCGTACTCCAGGCAGTAGTAGCCAGCGGGAACCTTGGAGATCCCGGCGCGGAGATACCAGCCCGGCCGAAGATCGGCAACGACATTGGCGAGCGGGTCAGTCGGGTACATCTCAAACCTCCTCATAGCAGAACCGTGACAAGACGGAGTATAGCAGATGAGGTGTCTCGTGGCTGAGCCGCAGGAAGCACGCACGCGGGCCGAGGTCGTACGGCCGTCCGGCACTGCATGGTGGCATGGGTGGCCTGTCGTCTTCGACGGACGCACCATCGCCATCTTCCGGTGGAGTGAGAGGGAGAACGCCCAGGACTTCGCCAATGGTTTCAACGCGGGACTCGCGGAGGCTCGCAGTGACTGACTCGCGTGAAGCACACGCACAAGCCGAGCCGAACAAGGTGGCTATCGCGCTTGCCGTACGGCTAGCGATGCGTAAGTACCGAAAGGGCAAGCCTGTCGTGTTCGCACCTGGGAGGTATCCGAATGCCTGACGAGTCGCGTACATGGGCCGCACGTCTTCGCGAGCTTGCCGCCGAGTGCGACGGCTACGCGGAACAGACCGGGTTGAGCATCGATGACGTGGCCCGGAATCTGCGCGAGATCGCAGACGAGATCGCGTCTCCTGTCCTCTCTGACAAAGCGCGCACACGGGCCGAAGCTGTGCTGCGGCTCATCGACTTGCCGTGGCCGGTCTCGTCGGAAGAACGCGATGAATGGCGTGCAGTGCAAGGGCGCGCGAAGGCCGAGTTTGACGCGCTGCTCGCTCTAGTAGACGACCAGGCCGCCGCGAACGAAGCGCAGTGTCGGCGCAACATCGAGTGGGCGAAGAAGGCTGGCCGCGAGAAGGTACGCGCGGACGCGGCTAAGCAGCGTGTCAGTGATCTCGAAGCAGACCGCGACAAGCTCGGAGAGTCGATGCGGGTTCTCGCGCAAGACGCGATGCGCATGCACGAGAAGGACGTGGCTCGGCTGTCGACGCTCACCGAGACGCTCGAGCAACTCGAATACCAACTCGGCCACGTCGGCGATGCGGAGTTCGCGCTAGCCATCGTGCGCGAAGTCCGCGTGTTCTCCGCCTGCTCGGACGGCCGGCCTGACCCCACACCACCAACCCCGGAAGAACACAAGCCCGGAGACGAGCCAAGCTCGTCCGTAGCGGAGGTGGGCGAGCCGTGGACGATCACGGAGCCTGACGACCCAGAACACGCTGCTTTCGTGCGGAAGGTGGCCGAGGAACATGGCTTCCCCATTCCGGGACTGGAAGCCGACGATCCCGGCGAGGGAAGAATGAGCACCGCGCTTCCCGCTGTTCCTTCGGAGCCGGGGACGACACGATGAGCGAACGTGCATCGTTGATCCCGTCCCTTCCGAACGAGGTGTACCTGCACCCGGTCACCTACGAGGAGCGAGCGGAAATCATCCTCGCGGTCAAGGCGATGATCGACGTTCTTCCCGAGGGCGACGACATGCGCGGTCAGGCCCGCGAGCGGCTCGTTTCGTCGCTGACGAAACTCGAAGCGCACTGGTGCGCGTGGTGCCCCGTTGAGGTGCGAGACCTCACCGCCGTCGCTCACAACGCGGTTGTGAACCACGGCACCGAGCGTGGCCGACGGAAGATGGGCGACCTCGCGAGAACGGTCACGCACTATCGGAAGCCGCTCGACGAGCACTTCCGGGACTCGCGAACCACGCAAGCGCGGCGCGACGACTGCACGCACGACGGCTGTGAGATCAGGCCCGGCGGCACGTTCCATCACGGCTCTTGCCCGAAGAATCCGGAGCGCAAGTCGTGAGCGCGGTCGCGCGCGATCAGGCAGGCCTTGGTCGTCTCGCCGAGCCTCGGTGGCTGGTGGTGTCGGCGGAACGGCTGATGGTGAGCGTGGCGCAGCTCGCGGTGTTCACCACGTTCGAGGAGATGCCGCGGCCGGAGGACGTCGAGGTTGTCGTCGAGTCCGGGTGGCTCGGTCGCGTGTACGTCGTCGATCGCGACGCGCTCGACCGCGACCTCGGCCGGCTGATGCCGCTCCGTTCGTGTGCGTGCGGTGACCCGGGCGACTGCGAGGGGTGCATCGATGGCTGAGCGGCCTGAGATCCCTGATCTCGGCACGCCGGCGTCTGTGGTGATGGACGAGGAGATGCCGCGGACGGTCGATGAAGACGTCAAGGTCGAGTACCGCTGTGTCGGCCCGGGCTATCTCGACGACATACGGATCGTGTGGCACTGGTCGTTCCATGTCGCGCTCTATGCGCTCCAGAACCCGACGCCGGAGAACATCGATCGTGCGCTCGAGCTGGTCGCCGTTGACTGTGATGACTGGCTCGACGGCGAGACGCTCCGGCCGCTTCCCGTAGACGCGCCTGACGGATGGACGGCGCGCTCGTGAGGATCGCTGACACGATCGCGGCTGAGGAGGCGCAGCGTGCGTGGTTCGGGATCGACGCGCCGGGGGCGGAGCCGACACTCGATTCGATCCATGTCGCTCTTCGTGAGGCCGGCTTGGACGTGTCGGTTGAGGATGTGGGGGAGTGGTGTCAGGCGATGGTGATCACGATCGCGTCGGCATCGAACTCGCTCGCTGTTGAGACCCGGGTGGTCGCGGCGGTCGCTGCCGGGATGATCTTGGGCGCGAAGCTGCAGGAGACGAAGGGCACCTGATGGCTGACGTGAGGCTCTTCATCGCCGACGGTCCTGCTCAGCGTGCGATCGAGGACGTTCGTCGTGAGCTTGCGCGGGCGCGCGGCCGGTTCGGCCCGATGCATTCGCCGCACGAAGGTCATGCGGTCATCCGTGAGGAGTTCGAGGAGTTGTGGGAGCACGTGCGCGCGAACACCGGCCGCGCCGGGGCCGCGCGCGCAGAAGCGATCCAGCTCGCCGCGATGGCTTTGCGCTACGTCGTCGACGTCTGTGACGGAGCACCGCCCGAATGACACGCCGCCGGGTGAAGGAGTCGTTGATCTCGGAGTTGCGCCGGCGCGCTGCTGATCCTGCGTGTGCTGCTGACTCTGGGGAGTTTCTGACGGAGGCGATCGAGTTGGAGCAGCTCGAGCCGGGGAAGACGTTGCCGTGGTGGGCGATGAGCCGCGCCCGGTTGTGGGGGCTGATGTGACCGCGGCGGATCAGTTGACGGCGGCGTTTATGGAGCGGTGGCTACAGCGTCAGTTCCCTGGCGTCGTTTGGGATGTTGTCGCTGAACCCGCGGAGGATGGGGTTGCGGGTGTAGCCGCGCCGTGGGAGGTCGTCGGGGCCGGCGCCGATCGGGTAGACGATAAGGCGGTCGGGGTTGCGGCTTAGGCTGATGCAGTCGTACCGGGTGGCGAGCAGTCCGACGCGTTCGTTGAGCGTCATCGCGTCCCAGGCTTGTTCCCAGGTCATGCCGGGGGGTAGCTGGTGAGCGGTCGTGTCGATCGTTTGTTCTGCGGCGAGCGCTTGTTCGTCGGCGACGAGTTGTTGTCGGCGTTCGCGCAGCCCGGCGACGTACAGGTCGAGGTCGCCGACTTCGGCTTGGATGGCGGGGCTGCTCCATCCGGCGAGCGCCGTGCGGGAGCGCGCGACACGCTGGGCGAGCTCGTCGAGTTTGCCGTCGCTGCGGTTGCCGCGGCCGCGGACGGTGAGCTTCGGGAGGTGCGGGAAGAGGTCGGCGAGCACTGCGGCTTCGACGCGTTCGACGGTGATTCGTGTGGGGGCGGGGCAGATGCCTCCGGGCCGGCGCCGGTCGCATCGGTAGATCAGCCGGGTGGTCGTCTCGGGTGTGCCGCTCATGCAGTACCGGCAGGCCTCGCAGCGGAGCAGGCCGGCGAGGAGGTAGCGGCGGTTCGGCTTCCGGCCGGGACCGGATCCGGCTTGCGCCTTCTGGAAGGTGACGAGGTCGACGATCGGCTCGTGCGCGGCCGGGTTGGTGAAGCGGCCGTCTTTGCCGTAGGTGAGCTCGCCGAGGTAGACGCGGTTGCCCAGGAGCCAGTAGAGCGTCTGGCGTGTCCAAACGGTGGAGCCGCGTGCGGTTGTGATGCCGGCGTTCTCGAAGATGGCGGCGAGCTCTTGCGGCTCCGCACCTTCGGCCCGGGCTTCGAAGATCCGGCGGACGATCGGCGCGACGTCGGGATCCGGCTCGAGCCGCCGATCCGGGCCGCGGCGGTAGCCGACAGGAGTCGTGGAGGAGATCGGGACGCCGTTCGCGATCGACCGTTCCTTCGCCCGCTCGAACCCCGCCTGTGCGCGCTTCCGGATGTAGCTCGCGAACGCGAAGAGGATCCCGGCTTGGAGTTCTCCTTCCGGGCTCGTCCAGTCGGACGGGGCGTCGGGCGCGTAGATGCGGCCGCCGGCGTCGCCGATCCTGCGGATGAGCGTGTGCGCGTGTTCGCTGTCGCGGCTGAGCCGGTCGAGCCACGCGACGATGACGCCGCCGGACTCGCCGCGCTCGACCCGTGCGAGGGCCTTCTGCAGGCCGGGGCGTTCCCATTTGCCGCCGGACTCGTCAAGGTCGACGACGACTTCGCCGACGGTGAGGCCGTACTGTTCAGCGAGCTGCCGTCCGCGGAGTTCTTGCTCGTCGGGGCTGATGAGGTGTTCACGGCCGCCGACGCGGCTCACGCGGACGTAGAGGTCTACCGGCTTCATGCCGGGTGGAAGTCTAGTCGCAGCCCTGAGAGAACCCGCCGAGCACGATCCGCTCGTGCGGGAGCGAGTCGAGCCATTCGCCGGCCTCGGCGTATGCCGCGTGGAACGTCGCCGGGTCGGGGTGGCCGACCCGCGGCACGATGTACCAATGCGCGCCGCCCGGCGGCAGCGAGAGCGGCGCCCGCGGCGTGTAGCCGTGCAGCCGCCGGTCCGGGTCGAGCGCGTCGAGGAGCGGGAAGAGATCGTCCTCGTCAGCGCCGCGACCGTGGAAGAGAACGAGCGCGCCTTCGGCCTCACCGGACGGCGGCCGCTCACGAACGAGCACGGCGCGGGTTCGGCAGGGGCGTGAGGATCTTCTCGACCTCGTCGCGGTAGCGCTCGTAGTTCGGCGGCAGCGAGAGCGACTCGCCCAGCGTCTCGAACGGCTC